CTGCAATGCGGCCGGCGAGGCTATGACCGTCGCCGTTGACGACGAACCCCCTGCCACCTGGCAGACCACCGAACCCACTGCAACATCATGAGCATCAACTCCATCACCCTTGTCGGTCGCGCTGGCCGCGATCCCGAAGTCCGCTACTTCGAATCCGGCACCATGGTTGCCAACCTCACCCTCGCTGTCAACCGCCGCAGCCGCGACGAGGAGCCGGACTGGTTCAATCTTGAGATCTGGGGCAAGACAGCCCAGGTCGCTGCGGACTACGTCAAAAAGGGATCCTTGATTGGTGTCATTGGCAGCCTGCGCATTGAAAAGTGGACAAACAAGACCACTGGCGAACAGCACAGCAAGCCCGTGATCAAGGTTGACCGGTTAGAGCTGCTCGGCAGCAAGCGCGATGACGATCACCCTGACGATGCCCAGTCAGCCGTCAGCGCTGCTTACTCCGACCTGCCACGCCCCGCCACCCCGACATCCCCGCCAGTGTGGGACGGGGGCGGTGCTGTGGCCGGCGATCGCATTCCGTTCTGAGGCGCCATGACCCTCACCCGAGAGCAGGACCGCGCCGACTCCCGCCGCCTGCTGCGATGCCGCCTGCTGGGTTACGGCATCTCATGCCTGGCAATCCCCCTGCTCGTTGGCGGCTGGGCCTGGCGGCTGCACCACCCCGACCCCGGCGACTCCTTCCCCGAGCTGCGCCGCTCCTCTGGCGGGGAGGTGCAGCCGTGAGCCCCATTACCTGGAAGCAGCACCACGATTCCCCGGATGCATGGTGCGTTTACTACGGCGAGGCTGTGTGCATTGCCGCCGTTGCACCCCAGCCTGACGCCGATGGCCACTGGCAGGGTGTCGTGAGGCCGCGGCCCGATGGCCCCTACCCGGGGATCAGGATTGACTACTGCCCCAGCCGCGATCGGGCCATGGGCGTTGTTGGCCGCGAACTGATGCGCCACTGGCCGGAGGCTGTCAACGCAGAGCACCCGCCAGGGGATGGAGGTGCGGCGTGAGCTCCTTACAGCTGTTCAGCGTCCAAGTCACTCGCACATGGTTCGCCAGCATGGATGTGTTGGTCTGGGCTGAGGATAAGCGCAGCGCTATCAATGCGGCCAAAGAAAAGGAAAATCTTGACCTAAGCAAAGCATGGGATGGTGAGGTTGAATCAGTAGCCAAATCCGTTAATCCGCAGCCGCTATTAGTAAAGCTGCCAGCCGATCCCGACAGAGTGTTGCTAGTGCCAGAACCGCAGTTGCCGGGTCAGTTCAAGCCTAGATGGCGGACGGTGGACACCGTTTCAGAGTTTGCCGCCTTTCATAGTGACGAGCTTGCCGAACGGCTGCGGTTAGCTGCGATTGAAAATGGCAACGGTCAGCTATCGCTATTAGAGGCGGGAGGTGAAGCCATGCCCTGACCCACGGCCCGCCGGAGCCGCACCTGATCCCGGCAGCTCACCCTATTCATTGCCACCGTGTCCAACCTCGTTTTGCAACTTGATGGCGACGCTCTGCGCGAAGCTATTGCCCAGTCGATTCTTGGCCAGCTAACGCCCGAATTGCAGCGCGAATTACTGGATAAAGCTATCCAGGCAATTCTTGCGCCCAGCACCAACAACTGGGACAAAGGAAAGTCGCCTCTACAAAAGACATTTGAGGGAGCGGTTGAGATTGTCGCTCAACGTGAAGCTATGAGAATGGTTTCCGAAAACCAAGAAATTAAGGCAAAAATGGAAGATCTTCTTCGCAAAACCGCAGACAAGGTGTTATCTGCCGACAAAGAGAAGCTGGCGGAACGGATGGCCAGCGCGTTTGTTGCTTCCATTCGGGGGGACTGACCCATGGCCACCCCAACCCCCGCCGATCGCCTGGCGCTGGCGGTGTGCAGTGCTGGCAACATTTTCCCCGACACGCCTATTTGCGCCACTCCCTGCGGCCAATGCCGCCGCATCAGCCAAATCCACGCCCGTGAGCTGGCCGCCATCCTGCTGGAGCGGCACGGCGGCAGCTCAACGACCGCCGACTGGCTGGACGGGATCGGCGAACATCCACCCACCACCACGGAGACCCCATGACCAGCACCAACCACCTTCGCGTTCCCTGCTTGGGAGCCGACCTTGCCCAGCCGGAGCCGGTGGGGCCGACGGCAATCGGTCCCGAATGGCAACCTTGCGTAAAGCTCCCGATCACCGTTCATGTTCGTGAGCAGCGACCAGGCGAAACCCACAGCAGCACTCGCGAAGGGATTACACCTCTGCGCCCCGATGATCTAATCATGCGTGGGGTGCAAGGTGAGGAATACCCAATCGGACGGGAGCTATTCAATCAGACCTACCGCATGGGAGCCACCCTTGCCCAGCCTGAGCCGGCGGGGCCAACCAGCGATGAGCTTCGAGCCATGGCCGCCGAGTTTGCCGCCCGCACGCCGGAGGAGTTTGCCCGCGCCGTCCTCGCCCGCTGGGGCTGGCCTGCTGTGGCGCCGGAGGCGGGAGAGCTAAGCCCCAGGGAAGTCGAAGCACAGGAAGCATTTACAGGAATGCGAGATGAAATACTTAGTCGTTCGGAAGGCTTAGGCGTATACGAAGTTCTAGGCGTTATTGACAGCTTCACGCCAGATTGGGTGTGAAAACCAGTATCTGACCTAACCCCATGAAACTCACCTGCTCCCAGGCCGAGCTCAACCAGGCCCTCACCCTGGTGAGCCGCGCCATCTCCAGCCGCCCCACTCATCCAATCCTGTGCACCGTCCTGCTCTCGGCCGATGCCAGCACGGGGCAGCTCATCCTCACCGGCTACGACCTGGCCCTGGGCCTCCAGAGCACCATCCCCGCCAGCGTGGAGACCAGCGGGGCCACCGCCCTGCCGGCGCACCTACTGGGGGGCATCGTCGCTCGCCTGTCCAGCGACAGCCCGATCACCCTTCACGCCGCCGAGGAGCAGGCCACAATCACCAGCCTCACCGGCAGTTACCAGCTGTCGGCAGCCGATCCAAACCACTACCCAGACCTGCCTGCCGCCACTGGCGACTCACTGAGCGTTGACGTTGACGCTGACGCACTGGCCCAGGCGATCCGTGCGACGGCGTTTTGCGCCAGCACCGATGAGTCGAAGAAGATCATCACCGGCGTGTATCTGCTGCTCAGCGCCCATGGCCTCGAATGCGCAGCCACCGATGGCCACCGCCTGGCGGTGTTTGCTGTGACCGACGACGGCGAAACCGCCAGCACCGGCCAACCGGGGATCACCATCCCCGCTCGCAGCATTCGCGACCTGGAGCGGTTGATCAGCAGCACCCCTGGCGTGCCGGTGACCCTGTGTCACCACGGCGGGCAGCTGGTGGCCACCTGCGGTGATCAGCGGTTGATCAGCCGCACGCTCGACGGCTCCTATCCGAACTACCCCCAACTGATCCCCCCCTCCTTCAGCCGCAGCCTCAAGTTCAACCGCCGCGGTTTCTCCCAGGCCCTGGAGCGGGTGGCGGTGCTGGCCGATCAGGAGAACAACGTCGTCAAGCTGCGCAGCGATCCCGAGGCCGGCACCGTCACGATCCTTGCCGACGCCCAAGACGTGGGCCGCGGCAGCGAATCCCTGCCGGTGGTCGCCGAAGGTGAACCGATCGAGATCGCCTTCAATGTCCGCTACCTGCTCGATGGCCTCAAGGTGATGACCTCGGACCAGGTGCTGCTGCGCTGCAACGCCCCCACCGCCCCCTCCGTGCTGGAGCCCGTGGATGGGTCGTCGGTGTTCACCTACCTGGTGATGCCGGTTCAGGTCAGGGCTTGATGTGGCGCTATTGTTTTCCTCTCGCCTCGGCGAGCTGCCTCCGAGGAGTGCTTCAGCTCCTCAAACGCCGCGGTGCTGATAGAGCTGCGGATACGGCAGAACGGGGGGGGGCCGCGGCCTCCCCTTGACACCACCCCATCAGGTGGTGCTACCATTTTCACATCACCGGCGAGGTCTGAGCGCCCCGGTGGTTCCCCCCCAGCATTTCCCACCAATGAACACCATCGCCCGTGCGGCGCGATTCGTCGCCGTTGCCTGTGTTGTAATCGGCCTACTCCTGTTGAGGGCCGGCCGCTTCATTTGGGCCCACCGCCGCGAGATTCGCGACGCCGCCATTGCCGCCTATGCCGCCTGCCGCCTGGCAGCTGAGTGGGCCTGGGAGCGCCGCTCCGCCATCCTGGCCGCCGCCGTCGCCACCTACGCCGCCGGCCGCCTGTGCCGCGACGAGCTGGAGGCCATCAGCGCCCGCGCAGCCCAGCTGGTGCACGCCGAGCCCCTGCAGCCACTGCCGGCCCTTGCCCCGATCCTGGCGCCGCTGGCCGCCCTGCGGGAGGCGCTGGAGCGCTACCTGGCTCGGGCCTACCCGGCTGCTGTGGCCGGCTGAGCCTGGCACTATCCCCACCCCACCACCCCCCCACGATGTTCGCCATCCCCATCCCCATGGCCCTGCCGCTGGCAAGCTGCAAGCCAGGGCCGATCCACTCCACCGCCGACGGTCGCGCCTGGTACGGCCGCGGCGATCGGGTCAATCCCGACACTCAGATGTTCGAGGAGGCAAGCCTCACCCTGACCAGCGCCCCCCGCCAGGGGGATGAGATCTGGGTTGACGGCAACTCCATTGCCATCCCCCTCGCCCAGCCCCTGCCAGCCCCTCAGCCCACCGACTGGCCCACCCTGGACGACCTGGAACGCGCCATAGACGAGGCCCGCGCAGCCCTGGCGGGTGCCCCCCGGTTCCACGCCGCTGCCGCCAAGGCCGCAGCCGAGACAGCCTGCTGGAGGGCTCAGCGGGCGGTCGAAGAGGCTCGCGTCGCCGTCGCTGACGCGGAGGCAGCTGCCGAACGGGAGCAGCAGGACTGGCTTGCTGCCAAGGACGCCGCGAGCAACCAGCCCGACCTGAGTGAGCCGGACCACAACGACCACCCAGCCCTTACCCCCGCCCAACGCAACACCACCTTCCAATGACCACCGCAACCCTCTACGACCTCACGGGCCGCGCAGCTTCGCTGTCTAACCGCATTGAGGTTATCGCCGCTGATCTGTCGGATCCTGAAGCCGACGTAACAGCCATTCATGCCAAACTCGAAGAGCTCATCACCGCCGAGGCGAACAACCGTGACGCTCTCAACGCCAAGGCTGACGCCTGGTGCTGGGTGATCACCAACATGCGAGACCGGGCTCAGGCCCGAAAAATTAAGGCCAAGCAGTTACAGGAACTTGCTAAGGCGGATGAACTCCAGGCCGATGCCTTACTAGACCGCCTTGTGGGGGCATTATCTAGAATTGATCCCACTTCGACTAGGTTTGATTTCGGTGTTAATGCACTGTGCAGTCGTGCAAGCACAAAGGTTAAAATTGAAGATGACATTGAACCTGAAGACTTACCGGAAGAATACCAGAGAATCGTTACAGAGATCAGTTTCAACAAGGAAGCGATGCTACGGCAGCTGAAAGCCGGCAAAACCATCAAAGGCGTAGAGCTTGTCAAAGGCCGCACCTGGCGGATTGCCTGAGATGACCGACCCCATATCCCAGGTCATTGATGCCATTTGCGACATCGTTCCGGCCCGCCGCGGCGACAACCACAACGCGGCATTGGTGCGACGTCTTGAGCTGCTGCTGCAGGTCGCCACCACAATGGCTGACGCCATCCCTGAGAACGGCGGCATCGACGTGATTGACGGCGCTGAGCTGACCGTCATGGCGCACGCCGCCGCTGAACGGATTGACGCCAGGACCCGGCCGCCACGCAGCCGGCAGCGATCGTTTCAACTCCCCCCCGGCCACAACCTGCCCCGCTGCAGCGAGGCGGCATTGGAGGCCCGGCCATGATCGACAGCTGCACGATGATCGCAGCCGCGATCATCCTTACCACCTCACTCTGCGCTGCCGCCGCCGCGTTGGTACTGGTGGTGCTGGTAACGCTCACCCAATCCCAACAACCATGATCAAAAACGACCGCTGGATCCGCGAACAAGCTGCCGCCGGCATGATTGCGCCGTTCCAGCCGCAACTGGTGCGGATAGTGAATAAATCTCAGTCCTTGCAAGAGCCTTGGGATATCCGCCCCGTCCTCTCCTACGGCACCAGCTCCTACGGCTACGACCTGCGCCTGAGCCCCAAGGAGTTTCTCATCTTCCGCCACGTTCCCGGCACGGTGATGAATCCCAAGCGGTTCAACCCCAACAACCTGGAACCCACGCCGCTGCATCACGACGAAGACGGCGACTACTTCATCCTGCCGGCCCACTCCTACGGGCTTGGCGTGGCACTGGAGCGGCTCAAGATCCCCAGCAACATCACCTGCATTTTTCTAGGCAAGAGCACTTACGCCCGCCTAGGCGTGATCGCGAACATCACCCCTGGCGAGGCTGGCTGGGAGGGGCACCTAACCCTTGAGTTCAGCAACTCCAGTGGCGCCGACTGTCGAATCTACGCCAACGAGGGAATCGTTCAAGCGCTGTTCTTCGAGGGGGAACCCTGCGAGACCACCTATCAGGACCGCCAGGGGAAATATCAAGGCCAGGATGAAACCGTTGTTACCCCGAGGATTTGACCAATGAGCACTCCACACAAGGCAACACTAGACGAGTGGAAGAGAGTCCGCCACTGGACTAAAGACGATGCCGTGGCTTCTGTCCTCCTTGAAGCAGCCGACCGCGTCGCCGCTCTGGAGACAGCCTTTGCTTCCCACGGCGAGCAAATCAGCGGACTGCATTCGCAGCACAACCTGGTGGTGGACAACATCACCGATTTGCAGGGTTGCGTAAATCAACTGAAAGCAGCCGCCAGCCCAGCGCCTGCCGCTGACTATTCCCGGGGCGCTACGGAAATGGTGGCCACGGAAGATGAGCTGCTAAATGCGTTTCATGGAAACTGCATCGGCGGTGCGCCCAGGCTTCGCGCCGTCTATAACCTCGGCTGCCAGCACAGCGCCCAGTCCCGCCAGGAGCGGGAAATGGTTCCCGTGCTGCGGGTACGGATAAAACTCGGTCCAGGTTGTAATGCCTCGGTTTCCGCATGGATGCCTGGCGTCGAAGATCTACCCATCGGGGAACACATTCTTTACGCCTTCCCTGGCGCCTCCCAGCCCCGCCAGGAGGTGGAACCCACCCCGCCGCCTGCGCCTGTCACCCCCGGCTGCGGATCAACCAGCAAAGCCGTAGATTTCGCGGCCGCCCCCTTGCTCTGGGTGCTCTGGCATCACCTGGGCGCAAGCAGCTCGGTAGGGCAGCCCATCAGGCGCTACCTCGGTATGGGCCAGCACGACCGCATGACCCCAGAGGGGATTGAGGCAGCAAAGCGCTGGGCCCGTGAATCAATGGGCGTTCAGGATTACCTGGACAGCATCCCGGCCTACTCGTCGGCCGCCCCCCAGCCCGCCCCACCGCCCGCCCCACCGCCCGCGCTTGCTGGCGGGTTGTTGGAGGAGGTGGCCCGGCTGCTTGCTAATCGGATTAGTGCCATGCCGCCTGGCGCTGACTGCACGCCATTAGCTCGCACCGTGCTTGCCGTGGTAGCGGACGCAGCGGAAAAAATGGCACGAGACCCCAATCTCACATGGGAGCGGGTTGCCATCTGGTTGGATGTGGAATCCGAGCAGGAGGGACGGGCCGATGTCTAAACCCCTCTCCTCCGCCGCGCAGGCTGCCTGGGAGGCCTACAACGACGTGATGGAGCGCGTCGGAATATTTGAGGACTACGGCGATGCCATTGCTGCGGCCTTTTACGCCGCCGCCCACCACCTGCCGAACGATCGGCGCGTGCTGGCTGCCATCGCCGACGAACTGGAGGCCGGGCCGATGGATGATCCCTTCTCCCCCAGAGTGATGGCTAAACCCCTCTCCCCCGCGCACGCGGTGCTGACCGAGCTGACGCAACAGGAGTACGGATTAGACCCGGCCGATATTCCGCGAGAGGCGGCGCGAATGGCACGGCTGGCCGCCATCACCGCCCGCGCTCTGGCGGATCAGGTGATCCCTGCGAGCAGCCCCCTCGATCGGGCCACATGGAGCCCGTTCGCCGGCCAAATCCGCTCCGAGGTTCTCGCCATCGCCGACGAACTGGAGGGCCGGGCCGATGGATGAAGAATGGATGACAGAAGACCAGCGCTACTGCTACCAGATGCTGTGCGACTGGCTAGGCGGCGAGCATCGTGTGCCAGCGGTGAAGCCATGTGGCACGGGTATTAAGGTTTGCGTTCATAGCGGCAATTTGAGCACTTTCGATAATCGTCAGTTGACCAGTCTTGTGTTTTTCGCCCACGATCGCTGCGTACGCGCTGAGCTTTGCAATGGAGGCCCAAGTCGGGTTGGCGTAAAGCTTCACCGACGCAAGAATAGAGAGGGCTGTGCGATGGATCGCCATCCAACCATCGAGCAGGCGTTGACCCAGCATCGAATGGGATGGCGAGTCGTCCACCATGAGCCGAAGGGACGGGCCGATGGATGACAACCTGAGAGCACTGGCAGCCCTGGTGGTGCTCTCCGTCCCATTCGCGCTGTTCGCCCTGGTGCTCTGGCTGGACTACCAGAGGATGGAGCGATGAGGCCCCAGCCATGACCAGCTCCAGTTGGTTCCTGGATCAGGCCGGCCGCCATCAGCTGCTGACGCCAGAGCAGGAGTTGACCCTGGGCCGCCAGGTGCAGGCATGGCTGACTGATCCCGATCCCTCGCCCGCCACCATCCGCTGCGGTCGCCGCGCCAGGGATCGGATGGTCGCCTGCAACCTCCGCATGGTGGCCACCATCGCCAACCAGTACAGGGTTCACGTCGGCGCCGCCATCGGGATGGAGGATCTGATCCAGGGCGGCAGCGAAGGGCTCCTGAGGGCTGTGGAAAAGTTCGACCCGACCCGAGGGTACCGGTTCTCCACCTACGCCTATTGGTGGATCCGCCAGTCGGTCGTCAAGGCACTGGCTGATCAAGGCAGGACCATCCGGATGCCGCAAACGTTCGCCGGCAAGCTGCTGGAGCTCGACCGAGCACAGCAGCGCCTGGCGATCGCGCTGGGTCGTGAACCAACCAGGCTGGAGCTGGCGCAGGAAATGAACCTGCGGCTGGAGCAGCTGAACGCCGCCCTCAACATCGGCCGGCGCCCCGCAAGCCTGGATCGGCTGGTGGGCGATGATGCCGCCCCGCTCGGCGAGATGCTGGCCGCGCCAGAGGATGAGCCGGAGGATCCCCGAGCGGCTGAGCTGCGAGATCGACTCGAAACCCTCAGCCCCCTGGCGGCTGAGCTGATCCGCCTTCGGCATGGCGTGGACTGCGTGCCCCAATCCATCGCCGATGCCGCGGCAGCGGTAGGGGTGAGCGCCTCGCGTGCCAGGCAGCTGCTGACGCAGGCCAGGAAGGCCCTGAAGGCCCCAGCTCTGCATGTGGCGGTGCCCCCGCCAGGCGTGGAGGCAGTGGGCGATGGCCGGCAGCTAGCGATTAACCTGCCGCTTGATCCGCCAGGAGCTGCCGAGCCCATTCAAAATGCCGCGGGGCTGGCCTGCGAGGGCTCACCCGGTCGGCGCGCAAGGCCTCGGCGCATTCGAGCTCAGCAATGCGGTTTGCTGCCTGGTCTAGGCGGATGCTGGCCTCAAGAAGATCGGTTGCCATCTGCTCCGCCTGCGCCAGGAGCTGAGCCTGTGGCATCCGCCGCAGGGTGCGCAGCATCGCCTCCCGCCTGAAGCTGGATTCAGGAGACTGCTGAATGAAGAACCAGGATCTGTTGATGACCATGGGCGCAGAGCGTTGTGACCAGTCTGGCCAGGCCCGGCTGAGTGTGGTTGGGGTCGGCGGGGAGCCGATCTGGGAGGCGTGCAGCGGGGGGCTGTGCGTGCGCGGGCGAGGGGGCCGGCAGGTGCAGGATGAGCTGAAGCTGGCCCTGGCGGTTGTTACGGATTGCGAAGCGGCACAGCAGAAAGGCACCGATCAGCCATAACCGCGTTAATGTTGGTTCATCGGAGGGGAGACCTTCCACAACCCACAACCCACCCATGGCCACCACCACTTTTTGCTTTACCGTTCCCGTAAATGGTTTTGACCCGAGAGATAGTTTTATTGTTCAGGTTGTTGGCGTTGATCGTGACGGCCAAGGTATTTATCACCGCAACTTTGATTCAGCGCTTGAATACGCTACTCAAGCAAATAGCAACGGCCACAAATGCTTTATTCACTTGCGCTGATGCGCATCTCTTCTAGCCCCGGCCCCCGCCCCTCACCCGAGGGGCTTTTTCATGCCCTACCATGCCTTCAGCGTCTGGTCGTCCCGTACGCAAGGGGGGAGCACTGGCTTGCTGTCGTGGGGGCTGGCCAGTCGTATCGAAGGCCAGGCGCGTTATTGCAGATTGTGAACCGGCACACTGGAAGCCGGCAGGGGAGCCATAACCGCGTTAATGTTTGATCAACGGGGCAGAGATGCACCGGCAACCCATGGACACAGCAATGACCATCGCCGCTTTCACCGCAAAGGTCGCCACCCTTGCAACCGAAGACCTGCTGCAGTTGATCCGTCGGATGATCACCGAGGAGATCTTCAATGACTGCTTTGATGCAGCGGTTGACGAGGCCTGCAGCCGCGACGAAAACCTGGCAATCACGATTGACGCTATGTGGGCCTGACCTCCACGGCCCGCCGGAGCCCATCCGGCACGTCCCACCTTCACCCGACATCACCATGACCCTCAGTTTTCCCGACCACATCCCCGGCCTGCCCTACAGCCTCACCCGCGAACAATTCGCGGCATTCGCGGCCATCAATCTGCAGCCGCACGAGGACGACACAAACGATGTCGCCGTGATCGCCAGCTTCTGGGCGGAGATCGCCGCCTTCGAGGCGCGGCGTTTGTTCAACCCCTACTCATCGCTCTGCCATAGCGACCTGGCTATGAGCACCGATAGCACCGCCCCAATGCGGTGGGAGTACACCACCACATCAGGGACGCGGCTGTGCGCTTACGAGTGGCGCTGTTTGCTGACTGAGCCATCACCGGGGTATCCCGGGTCCCGGTGCTCGGAAAACCTGCCTGAGCCCGTGTTCCAGGTGACCATCCCCGCTGATCGGGATCAACCCGGCCGGTACCACTGGGAACAGCTGCGCAACGGCGGCGCCTACTGCAGCTGACCCCGGCCCGCCGGAGCCCATCCGGCAACCACCCCACTGCACCCCCCTTGCATGACCAAACTGCCCACAATCCACATCAACGGCACTGGGGCTGAAACCCTCAGGGCCGAATACAAGGCCCTCTCCAAGGCCCTGCAAGCCGCCGAAGATCGACTCCTGGCGGCAACCTGCAACGGCCGCGACTTCTACCCCCAGGGTCCGGGCGCCTATTACGTCGCTCGCCAAGAGCGGGATGGGATGCTGGCCAAGCTGCGCGAAATCATGGATTACGCCAACGCCTGGCGCGATCACGCATCCGCCCATTGCCGCCAAGCCATCTCCGATGATCTGGCCGATCACGAGCGGGCCGATGCCTGACCCCATCCGCCAGGCCATCCCAACTCCTGAGCAGCTCCAGTCCATGGCGGCCGGCTTCGGTCGGATTGGCACTGCTGCCCAGCTGGCGGTAGCTCGGATGGTTGAAACCCTCTCAGCCGCTGACCCCACCCCAGCCCCGCGCCCAGCCTCCCAGCTCAGCGCAGAGGCCAGCTACCGCGCCCGCCAGCGTGGGGAGCTGCCTCGGGTCGCTTGGCTGATCTGCAAGGCCTGCGGAGCCCGCCACAAGGGCACGCGGCACGCCCTGCTGTGCCCCAGCTGCTGGGAGCGGTTGACGCCTGACGGGAGGCAGTGCCGAACCGACAGGGTGAAGCGGCACGCCAAGCGGAAGCGATCGAGGGGGGTTGACAGGGAACCATAACCGCGTTAATGTTGGTTCATCGGGAGGGAGGCCTCCCACCACCCCACAGACCGGCCATGAACGTTCACACTTGCCCCACTCGTGAAGTTGCCGCCATGAACCTTTGGCGCAACATTGGAATGTGCGCCGATGCTCGCTTCCGCTCTCTTGATCCAAGTATCAACATTTCCGGAGAACTGGAAACAAGGAAAGCAGCTTTTCGCTTGTCAGCTATCTGGAGTCAAAGAATTCACAGCGGCTTTACCGCCTAACTCCACGGCCCGCCGGAGCCCATCCGGCAACCCATCCCACCCCATTCCATCCATGTTCACCCTTCTCCTTCTCACCCGCCACGGCTGGACCGACATCCTCGGCCACGGCGTTGACCACGGCGCCAACGAGTGGCCCACCATCCAAGCGGCCGAGGCAGCTGCCACTGAGCTGCGCGAGGTTGGCGTCGGCGACCGCCCCGGTGATGAGTGGCGCGTGGTGCCCACCGCAGACCTCGACAGCTACACACTGGTCGCCTGACTGACCCCTATGGCCCCTGCCGCGTCGGGACCACCACCCGAACGTGAGATGGGGCCGTATCAGGCCGCCTGATCTCTCCCCAGATCATGGGCCACAGCACTATCAGCAGGCTGCCCAGCAGCATGAGCTGACCACTGCGGGTTTCAAGCCGGCCCAGCCGTTCGGTCAACTTCTCCGGAACCGCCTTTTCCAGCGTGCCCACCCGCTCGCCCATGTGCGACCGTTCTCTGCCGTGCGTCTCGGCCAGCTTCGTCAGGTGCTGAAGCTCAGTGCGCATCTCGGCCAGGCTGACCAAGACTTGAGTGATAACAGTGACAACGCTTGATCCGTCGCTGAGATCTATTTCCACTTTGCGATCCCTCTCAGCGCCGCCAGAATCAGCTGGATCCATCCGTTGGATTTGACAATGGGGAGTAGAGATAGCGTTTCACTGCCAGCCAGCAGAATAACAGCAACAGTAGAGACACCTTCAGGAGTAATGGTCATCAGATCAGCGCTACGGAATCAGTCTAGGGGCTAGGCGGATTGTAGAACCATTCCCCATCAACCAGGCTGTAGGTACCGGAGCGGTTGCCCGCTTCATCCTCCGACTCGATCACCCGATACCCAACCAGAAACCCCGCAGGGTACCGGCTGGCGCCAGTGCCGCCCCCCTGCGAGCCGCCGCCGACGAGATACGGCTCACCATCGTCGGTATAGGTCCAGAGCAGCCCATTATCAATGAAAAACCCGTTGCTACTGGCTGGCGTTATACCTGAAAGGTCTCCCCATACGTCGTAATCATTTGAGTTGGCTGCAGTATTCTTGCCGAACAACACCATAACCCTTTGACTGGTCCTACCCTTCCAGGCACTGGACCCAATCGGATATGTTTGCTGCCAGTTGCCATAGCCTGCCCCACAATTATCCTCAATGTAGATTCTGCCGCCGCCGTAGATGACCGGGGCTGATACTGGAGTAGATGTAGTTTCGTTGATTGGTATCCTCGCCCCCCGCTTCTTGCCCTTCGATTTCAATTCGTCTATCCTTGTGTTTAGCTTGGCCACCGTGTCGTTCTTCAGCGGAACCACGCCATAGTCGGCCAGCTCTGCAGCCTTGGCATACAGCTCTCTCAGCGCTGCCAGGGATAGCCCACTGGCGGCTGTTACGCCATATTCACCGCTCAACATCTCGCGAACCTCTGGCGCCGTCTTGCCGGCTGTTTTCTCGTTTGCATCGTCCACGTCTGGCACGAAAAACCACCTCGCCGTGCCTGGGTTGGTGCACTGCGGCGTGTAGTCCAGAGGATCGCCAGGCCTTGGGTCGCGGTTCAGCTGGCTGACGATGTTGGACGCCGGAGGCGTGTAGTCCTCCGGCTCGTTACCGATCGGGAGCGAAATGAAGCTGCCGACCACCGCGTCGAATCCCTCTCCGCCCACCTCACCGCCAGTAGCACCAGTGCCGCTGCTGGCCGGCCTGTCCCCGCCTGCCCGCTCGATCACCTCTGGCGGGCCATCGATCACCACGTACTCCGGCGTGCCGGTTGGCACCACGGGAGGTGGTGGCCCAGGGTCCGATCCCTCCGCCACCAACGGCACGGCCGTGCCGAACCATGGCGCCGCGTCATCGCTGAGCAGCGGCTGGCTGATCCGCTCGGCCACCAGCTCGACCGTGCCGGCACCCAAGCGGCCATCACGATCGGAGCGCTGCGGAGGGCTGGCGTAGCGCCACTGCAAGCCGCCCACCACGTCGCCGTAGCCGGTGTGTCCGCACCACACCTGCGCCGGCACAGCAAACGGCAGGGTGCCGCCTTCCTGGCCTGCCCAGTGGTTCCGGATCGTCAGCCATTCCGCGTCAGTGGTGGCGTCGTCGTAGGCCAGGCTCAGCCGGTGCCCGGTGGTGGCGTCGCCAAACCGGTGGCTCACCTCCAGCGCACCCAACCACTCGCTGGCCGCGGCGGGCACATCCCCGAGGCTGTAGCGCCGGCTGGAGGGGATCAGATCGGGATAGTCAGCCATGGTCAGGCGTGGGCGGGGAGTGGCTGCAGCCGGAGCTCGACGGCAGCATTGTGGTATCCGCCGGAGACATCGCCCATCCCTGGCGGCTCCTCAATGCTCGGGGAGCTGGCGTAGGTCCAGCTGCTGCCCGATGGCGTCGGATCGGTGGTGGCGACCCAGACCGATGACGGCAGGGTGAACCGCTTCCATTGGCCGTGGCCGGCCGCATGGTCCGCCAGGTCGTGAGCCTCTGTGGTGGTGAGACCCTGAAACCGCAACTGCAGCCGATCGCCGGTCCTGCCGTTGCTGCGCCGCAGGGTGGCTACCCGGCCATTGGCAGCGGTGAACGCCTCCCGCGGCACGTCGCCAGGGATTAGGAGTCGCTCGGCTGGCGTCAGCGAGGGGAAGGTGGTCATGGAATGTTGATCAGGACGTCTTTGAGATGGCCGTTGAAGTGCCAGACGTTGCTCTCTTCATTTCGGCCAACATTGATCGCAGAGTTAGGAGAGTTAATGTTACCGCTAATCGTTGCGCTAGCAACCTGAGAATCATTAACCTTGATTACAAGCTGGCTACCAGTCCGCATGGCTTGAATCTTGTGCCAGTTTTGAGCAGTGATGATTGAGCCAGTTTGAACGTAGGCATCTGTTGAGCCGATCCTGTACCAGAACTGCACAAGACCGCTGACCAGCATCAACCGCCAGGATGGCCCCGAGCCTGGCCAGATCCCGACAATAACCTGATTACTTGCAACAGCGTTGGGATAGGCTAGCGCCGACACTTCGAAATCACCGCCCGCCAGGTCAATACCAGTGGACGGAATAGATAGGTAGCCATTCCCGACGAACAGGCCGGTAGGCTCACTATTGTAGGTGACCGCCGTGCTAATAGATGGCGACTGCCCAGACTGGCTGACAGTTGTGACGGTTAGGAAGTTGACGCCAGTATCGTAGAATGTTGTGCTACCACTTGTTCCGTTAAACTGCAGGAACATATCATACGGATATGGTAGTGTATCAGATGGATTAAACAATGTAGTTACGATCTCCAGTGTTTGAGGCGTAACGACCACAGCATCAGTCGGTTGACCGATCTCCGTGAGGATCGACAGCGATTCAGGCTGAATCAAGGCGCCAGTGCCAACCATCGGCGCAAAGAGCTCGGTGATGATCAGCAGAGATTGCGGCTGAACCGTTGGCAACCTGCCCAGCACATCCAGGGCCACCAGGGAGCGGTTGTCGTGATCAACCGGGAAATGAACCAGATTCAGGACCGTGGCGCCACTGGCGTCAGTGCTGACGTTCTCGATCTGATACAGGTAGCTGTGAACCGATGGCTCGCCATAGCTGGGCACCCTGGGATAGTTGACCTGGATGACGCTGCCGACAATCAGGTTCAGGATGGCGGAGTCGTACTCCGGCAGGATCCGCAGTCCTGGCAGCCGATGGGTGATGTAGTTGCGCCGGGCCTGGCGCCAGAGACCCACCGTCAGGGCATGCCGGTAGGAGCAGCAGAACTCCCGAAGGTCGAGCGGCTCGAATGGCCCAGCCTCGCCGGTGCCTTCAGCCCTCACTTCGATCACGCGGTCGTAAGCCGGCTGGTTGGCCGGCTGCGCCCGATAGGTGACGATCAGGGTTGTTGCCTGGCGTTCCGAAGCGCCGATCCACCGAGGATTGAACGATCCCGGCACGATATAGCTCTCGTTCAGCGTCAGCAGTGGCGTGATCGGGTCGGTATCGAGTCGGTAGGTGGTGGGATTGACCGGATGGGCGGGCACCAGGCCCAGCCGGCCGCCTCTGTCTTGCACCTCCAGCAGGAACAGCGGCGCGACGCGGTTCAGAAAATCCCGCAGGTTGACCGCGGTTTTGAGCTCGCCATTGAACCTCAGACCCATGGCACGGTTGAACCGGGCCGCCAGGGTGAGGGAATCGGTGTCGATCTGATCGGTGGTGACCCGATCGGTCGCCAGCATCAGATAGCGGGCCAGGTCTGGTAGCCATGGGCTGGGGCCAGTGCCGGTGTCGATCAGCCGGGGGGCCTCAGCTCCGCCGCGCAGGAACACCCACGCCTGCTGCCGCCAGTCAGTGGAGCCACTGGGATAGGAGCAGCTGAATGACGCTGTGCTCAGTCCGTAGTAGCTGCCGCCGCCAGTTCCGCAGTAGTTGGCAATTTGCGGCAGAGGCAAGGGTATGGAATTGGTTTCGGTGATCTGCAGCACATAGTTAGATGCTGGCTGATAAAATGCTTCGCCGCCAAAAATAGTCAGAAACCAATCTATGCCAGTTTCTTGCAGGGTGACGGAAACCCTGTTCTCCGCTGTAGATGGATTGGCTGTGTAATTGTAGCCAGGCATGTATCTGCCTGATTTAGCATGAAAGTACATCGTAGTCATGCGATTTCTATTTAATCCACTGAATGGCTGTATAGATTGACTCTTAACTGGCAACACATTGTATTCAGTTACAAAGTTACCCCGACTCGTTAGCGTAATCGAAGCGCGAATCTGCTGGTTGAACTCTTCAATCGTAAACTCTCTGCTCGCGGCGGTATTCCATCCTGTCCACGGCTGACCGCTGACCGCAGTCTGGTAGGTCATAGCCTCGACCCGGTAGCGCTGCTGCAGCGCATTGCCTGGCGACCAACTACCGGCCCTGCTGCCGTAGGCCTGCTGCATGGCGCCGCGCTGCTGTGCGCCTTGCCAGAACTCGCCGGCTTGAATCGTGCTCACCTGCCCCTGGGATAGAACCAGGTGGAAATAGGCGGTGAGGTTGTTGGCGTCGTCGTTCTCGAACCTCAGCTCAGTAGCGATCGGGGCCACCCAGACGCCGCCGACCTCGCCCTCCTCAGTGAGATCGCGCCGGCCCCACACCAGCGGGATAGGCGCCGCCAGCTGGGCCATGGCCTGATCGCTTGTCAGGCTGGCCGATTGATTAGTGAGCAGCGACCGGAGGAACTGCTCCCGCGCCCCGCTGGTGAGCGCTGCTACAGCAGGCTGGGGAACCGTCATGGCCGGGGAGGGTAGCCCGTCAGGCGCGGGGAGAACACACGCGGCGGCACCTGGGCGCCAACAGGCGTGATCGCCGCCCCCAGGGAAACGGTGATGGTCTCATGTCCCTCGGCTCCGATGATCTGCCCCACAAACCGGCTCACCTCGATCTCACTGCCTGGCGGAGCGGTTGCGGTCGGGGCCTGATCCAGCTCCAGCAGCCGCACCTCTGCGAGCCACTGGGGCGGGGCCAGAGCGTCCTCAATCACCGCAGCGACATCGGTGACACCTGGCAGGCTCAGCCGCATGGTGGCCTGATCGGCGCCGCTGGCCACGTTGAACCCCTCCGCATCGAACGGCAGGTAAGCCCACCCGCCAGACAGGGTGATGCCTGGGTAGAAGTTCTGCCAGCGCTTGTGAGTGGTGCTGCCCTCGTAGAAGCGCAGGGTCAGCCGACGGGCGTAGCTCATCCCACCCCCAGCGCCGCACGGAACGAGGGCTGGGCGAGCTCGCCGCGGAGCTGGTCCACCGCCTGGCGCACCATGGCGGCGGCATCATCGAGGCTGACCCACCGCGAGCCGTCCGCCTGCTGCATCACCGGGCCGGTCTGGATGTTCACCACAGGCCGGCCGCCGCCAGGGGCTGAGCCATTCAGGACGGCAACACCACGAGCCCCGCCCAGGTAGGCGGTAGAGGCGGAGGCCATCTTGCTAGAGGGGATCACGTACTCCGGCTGGCCACCCTCGCCAACCTGGGCGATCGTCGGGCCAGTGACGTAGGCGCCGGTCGCAAAGCGGGGGATGCTAACTAGCGGCACCTGAGGCAGGCTAACCCGCGTCGTTGACGAAATAGCGCGAATAACGCTGTTGATGCCGCTAATCCAATCGTTGATAGTTTTGTTTATTCCAGCAAATACAGAGTTAATTGCGTTGCGAATGCCTTGTAACATGCCGTTCCAGATGCCCTGCACTGCGCTAGCGGCAGACGTGAAAGCCGACCGTAGCTGGCTGCCGATCATGTCGCCAATGCCTTTGAACTGCCCCAGCGCAAGAGCCGCCATTGACATAAGCACTCCGCCCCAGTCACCACGTAACGCTTTTAAAAATATACCAAATGGCGTATTTACAACGCTGTCGAATGACTGGATAATCTGATTAAAAATATCACGCGAGAAGTTAATTATAGCTTCAAAGGCGTTGATCCACATATCACCCAGGCCCGCTATTGCGTCGCCAATCTGATCCCTGAAGACGTAGACCGCGACACCTGCGGCCACCAATGCGGCAATGATTCCGACCGGGCCAGTCACGATGGCCACCAGTGCAGCCAGGCCGCCAGACACAACACCACTGCCAGCAAGCAGCGCTATACCACCCTGCAGCAGAGCAAACGCCTTGGCGGTGTTGATGATGATGCCCATCAGGGGCCCCCAGGCGATCGCGATCGCAGCGCCGTAGCCGATGACCGCCTGCATCCTGGGATCCAGCCGATTGAAGGCGTCGATCATGCCGATCAGGCTGTTGGTCACCGCTTCCAGCGAGGGCATGAGGGCCACCGCGAGTTTGCCGCCAAAGGCGCCTACGCGTCCACTTAAGGCATTCATTTGATCATTCAGATTATCTGACTGCTTTGCGTATGCTGTGCTTTTTTGTGCAATAC